CATGGTGAGAAATCTGAAAATATTAAACCATTTAAATGGAGAGGTCTTGGTAACTTCTCCGGTCCAACTACACTGTACTCAATTGCTAAAAGGCAAGATGCTGACTGGGCACACAAACTTCCTGCACATTTAAGATTTGGTGCTGTTGGTGCCGCTGCTGGTTATACAGAGTTTGATCCAATTCCAGCTATTGATCAACTCATAGAAGCACATTTAATAAACAAAGGTACTAAAAAATCTATGAATACTTCTGATGACAACATTCTTCCAGAACCTCTACCCGATGCAGATCAAGTAAAAAAACGTGGTCGTCCAAAAAAAACTGACGATGACCTAGCCAAACAACGTGAGAGTGATGTCACAAAAGTAAAAGAGATATTGCATGATCTACGTAAGAATGAATTGACAGGTGCCATTGAGTACACACGGCCTAATGGTCAAGAGGTTTTTCTACAAGGACAAGACCTAGACCTCATGACTACAAAGCTTGCTTGCGAAAATGGAGTATTCATTCCAGAGCAGCGCATCAAAGCAGCGATTCAATACGCGGCAAATCAAAATATGTATTGCCCTATTCGTCGCTACCTAGATCACTGCGCAGCCAATGCTGAGCCACATCCTGATTGGGACAGAATTGGCGAAGTCTTCTTAGGCAACAAGCACAACATTTCTACTACAGCAATGCAGCGGATGATGATTGGTGCGGTTGCTAGGGCTTATGACCCTGGCTGCACAATGTCATGGCTACCCATTCTTGTAGGTCCGCAAGGTGCTGGTAAATCAATGTTTGCTCGAAGTCTTGTACCCAAATCCCTTTTCTCAGAAATTACTACTCCTTTAGATACACTGATGAGAGAGCAGTATCGACTTCATGTCGCATGGCTTCTAGAACTACCTGAAATTGATAATTACTTCAACACTCGCAATATCGAGAACTTCAAAAATCTTGTTACTACCAGAACTGATGAGGTTCGTTATCCGTACGCTTCGCTTCCTAGTAAACTGTCTCGCCGGTTTGTTTTTATTGGTACTACTAATAGGAATCAGTTTCTGGTTGACAGCACCGGTAATCGTCGATTTGTCCCACTAGAACTTGGAGCTGGCTTCCAAATTCCATGGAATGAGTTGTGTAATGTTCGAGATAGCTTGTGGGCATCTGCTGTAGCTGCTTACAGAAATGATGAAGGATATGAGTTTACAAGTGGTGAGATTGCTGCTATATATGAGTACATCCAAGCGTTCGGCGACCCCGATCCTTGGTTAGATAAGATTGCCTCCTACGTTACTATCCGACAGGAAGTTACTGCAGCAGATATTCTTACTAATGCTCTAGAGCTTGATCCTCGTAATCAAGGTCGAAGAGAAGGTAGACGTGTAGCAGATGTTCTTCAGTCCATGGGTTGGAGACGTCTAGTTACAAGCAGAAAGGATGCCAATGGCAAATCCAAATCTGTTCGTGTATGGCAACGTCCTATGAATGATCCTCTCGTTGAAGATCACATTCTTAACGACTTCTAATTACACTTTAAATAAGTAAAACTATATTATTCAGATACAATGAAAGCCAAAGATATCAAAATTGGGCAGCGCGTACTTGTTGCGCCCATTCATCGCATTGCACTTGTCGTAGGAAAACCTGAATACTACACTCCAGGTGCCCAATTAGTACGAGTTAAGTTCGAAAATAGTACTCGCTATGAGTACAAAATTAATCATCAACTCACCCTACTCCCTGAGTTAGATCAATATCCAACACACGGGGGTGAGTACGTAAAACCAAAAGGTTCTTTCTGATGCCTGAGTCACAGCCTAAAAAGAAGGTTGGGGGTCATACCTACGGGCGTCGAAATTTGATCCTCTCTAATACAGCTGAAGAAGGCGCTCTCTGCCTGTATAGCGGTCACTCCATTGGCAGGTTTAGCTCAAGCTCTATGCGATACGACAGTCATCAAGCCTGTGTCCGTTGTGTAGCTGCTGCTAGAGAAGGTCGAATGTCATTCAACATCGACCGCCTTCTCAAGAAAGAACGTAAGCGTGCCCTAAAGTTCTGGTCAAAGGTTGATATTGGTCAACCCGACGAGTGTTGGGAATGGCAGGGATATAAAGGGAAGGGCAATGGAATGCCTCAGTTTCCTTGGCGTAGACCAGGCATTAGTACTAGTACACAGCACCATCCACAGCGGGTGGCTATGTGGTTTACCTGGGGCGATCTTGGTTTCACTGGTGTTAAATCAACGTGTGGAAACAAATATTGCTGTAATCCATTCCACCTAATACCCCAGAATATTGGGGTGTTTGTTGACTGTGATTCCTATCTAGAAAGTTTTGAGCTTGCCTGTGAGTTACATACTCTCAAGCAGCAGATTGCTGAATACAACCTTGAGCAGGCTGTAAAAGAGCAAGAGAAACTTATGTCACAACAAGAGTTAGAGGATCGTTCGAATTTATTGTTCGAACCTGATTCTCTTTTTTCCGACAGATTTCAAGCGGTTGTTGAGGATATGTTGAGTGGTCGTCATCCTAGTCAGTCATTCAAAACAACAAAGCAACAACCACCTGAAGATGACGATGAAAACTCCACAGAAAATTATTAATTAACTTATCCTTAGTAAAGAGTCATTTAAATATGTCAAGACGTAGTGATCTTATTCAACAACTAATTTCTTCAAAGAAATTTGGTCCCGAAAAGAAACAAGAGCAGGAGTTCCTCATGGCTACTGCAGAATTGATTCTCTCTGATTTGATTAATATTGCACTTACGGGTGTAGAAAAACGAGGGACTGGCTCACTAGTCATCAACCTCTTGAATGACTCTACGACGTTCATGTGGCCTGAATCTATTGAATTTGATCTCAGAACAGCAGAGCGAGAAGAAGATGAGGAAATCGTTGACTTTCTCCGTGACCTGCTAGAAGAGATCGAAACCAATGACTGGGCAAAAAATGTATTAATAACATTAATTAGTGATGCTGGAACAAGAACATTTGCAGTCGAAGCAGGTCGGTGCCAAGAAAGCCTTAGAGCGCTCGCAGAAGAATTTATCGAATAAGCTTGAAGCCAAAGGTCTAAAGCTTCCTCTTTATCCCACTCCGCAGATCATCGACCGTGCACGTTCCGTAATGGGCAGCATTGACTTTGATCCTACTTCTGATCCTGTGCAACAAGTATTGGTAGATGCTACTTCAGTACCAAGTATTGAAATAAATCCACTGCAAGAGCATTGGCACGGCAATGTTTGGGTAGCACCAAAAGGCGCTGTACGTGACTGTCGTGTTTGGCTAAATAAAACTATTAGTGAATATCGCAATGGATATATCAACAGTTTTGTGTTCTTTAGCAGTGCTTCCGAGCTACTCCGTGCAGCTCCAGTTGTCTGGGATTATCCAATTTGTATTCCGTTTAAACGCGTTAAGCAGCTTCGAGCAACTGCTACAGGCTTTGAGCCAGTATCTCCGTCAACGTGGAACCTAATTATTTATGGTCCCCCGATTCACCAGGCACTGACTGATATCGATAAAGTTTCTCTGTTCTATGACAGCTTTAGAGATATTGGTCGTGTAATCTTTAGTGAATATGCAGGCGATAGCTGGAAGAAAGACCTTGAATACTACGAAGAAAACAAGGGTAATATTTGATGTCTAAGCATATTGCTCCAGATTGTTTGTACACGTTACCTTCATCCGATAAGGTCCATCCTTGTCGATTAATTTTAAAGGACGGTACTTTGATGTGGAAGCATGCTTTGCTATATCAAGATGACTTTGTTTGTATACCCCAATCCGAAGCGCACGAAAGACACATAATAAAAACTGCTCAGCGCCTTGAGGAACTGAACAGTTGGATCTCACAAGGATTAGAGCCTTGGAACTCTTTACAAATTAAAGGTTGGTATCAACCCTTTGTTTCTGAACTATCTGAAGGTATCTCCGCTTACTTTGTCCATAATGCTCGTGATCTGTCCACTATTTATATTGAATTATTGCCTCACATACAAGATCACGAAACACTTGAGCTACGCAAAGATTATCTATTCTTCCGACGTTGCTAACAGCAAGGCCGCTTATCTGCGGCTTTAATAGTTTAACGAATCAACTAAACGATTAAGATACCATTGTGCTTTTTCTGCATCTTCTTTACCATTTGATTTATACCAAAGACGTAAGAGATACTTCAGTACCTGTGCTTGCAAGAATGCTTGCTTGGACGATGGAGCTGCCTCAATTGCATCCTCAATTACCTCAATCGCCTCATATCGGCCAGCTGTGTAATGAGCAGGGCTATTAACCATATCCGTATGTGCTTTTTTCCAATCGTCTTCCCATTCAACTTCTTTTGTGAATTCTAGGTAATCATTAATATTGAAAACATCACCCGGAATTTTATTTTTATTGTTCATTGATGGTCTCGCGTTATAGATTATCCATCCTTAATATAGAGACTAGAATCAAATACTGTGGATATGCCAAGCCCTAAAGGTGACCCGACTTATATCAAAAATAAAGAACGATTCTTTATGGATGTAGCACTATCAATTAGTAAAGCATCAACACATCCCAAATCACCTGGAGGATGTATTATTGTTCGAGATAGAGAGATTATAGGAGATGGTAGAAGCTTGCTTACAGACAGCATGGTTGAGATCGATTGCATTTCATATGCAATAGCAGCTGCAGCTAAGGCTGGAACTCCTGCTATCGGTTCTGTGATTTATACGACACGGTATCCGTTCTCAACATCCATATTTCAGGCACATATGATGGGAATTAAAAAGATTGTTCTCCTAGCGCATGACTGGGAGCCATATTACAAAGAAGAGTTCAGACGATCAGCTCGTCTGGCTCGCGAACTAAACGTGGCAATTGAGCCATTGTTTCTAGATGAAGATCCAAGATTTACCAAAAATACTAATGACAGACATATTGACGAAACTCTCTTCCCGGAAGCAAACCCGTTTGCGCCAGATAAATATGATCCAGACAATGCAACACATACCTTCGATGACAACTCAACTACTCTTTGACCTTGAATCAACTGGATTACTCAGACGTGGATCTACTCTCCACTGCATGGTTATGCGTGATACTCTCGACAACAGTACTCATATCTTTGATCATCAGCCTGACCGTTCCATCATCCAAGGAGTAAAGAAGCTTGAGAGTGCTGATCTCCTAATCGGACATAACATAATTGGATTTGATATACCTTTATTGAAAGAACAGTTTCCTGACTTTGATCCCAAGGGCCAAGTCATGGACACTCTTGTTCTTAGCCGACTGTTCTATCCACACATTGAAGATCGTGACTATGAGCGTCGTCCTCATGGCATGCCTCAACGTATGTATGGCAGACATTCACTTGAGGCCTGGGGCTATCGACTGAAGTGCTTCAAAGGTGACTTTGGAAAGCACGATGGCAACTGGACTGTTTACACACCAGAGATGCTCGACTATTGCATCCAAGACACTGAGGTCACCCTCAAACTATGGCAACTTATGCAACGGAGAATGAACGACTATGCCTGATAAAAATGCACCATTGACTTCTAAAGAAATTACAGAAGCAGCAGATATCTTTTTCCCACTCTTCAATATTGTGGATGCACGTATGCCTGAATGGGCAACTACTGAAGATACCTTAAAAGTTATGGAAAATGTTGCTAGTTTGGCTCAAAAAGAAAGAGCAAAAAAACGAGAAGAAGAGGTGAAGCTCAAGTTTGGTTTTAACAGAAATAACTCTACTGAGGATACAGAAACAAATGAAAGTGATTGATTGTGTTGCACTAGAAATGCGAATGGCATCCATCATGGCTCAGCAAGAAGCCAGTGGATTCCGTTTTGATCTACAGGCTGCCGAACGAGTTCGTGGGGAGTTTGAACAAGAGATGACTGAGCTGCAGGATAAAATTGCTAAACGTTTTATTTACGTTCCCGGCAAGGTCTATACACCTAAGCGTGCAAATAAAACTAAAGGTTATGTGGCAGGAGCTCCTATGACAAAGCTGCTTGACTTTAATCCCACCAGTCGCCAGCACATTGCATGGGCTTTACAGAATTTTAGTAATGCTCGTTTCACAAAGGTTACCGATACAGGCAAACCAAAGGTTGATGAAGCAGCACTATCCGAGCTGCGTGACCGTGCATTGCAGCAAGAGAACCTCAAGCTCCATGAAGAGTGCGAGATGTTCATCAGGTTGCTTACTCTCCAGAAATGGATGGGTCAATTGTCTGAAGGCTCAAACTCTTGGTTCAATACCATTGCTGACGATGGGTGCATCCATCACAGCTGTTCTCTAGCAACTATCAGCGGGAGAAACGCCCATCGATCTCCAAATTTGGGGCAAGTTGTATCAGCACCCTGGGCACGTGAGCTATTCATTCCTCACCCCGGCATGGTGATGGTTGGAGCTGACTTAGAAGGCCTGGAACTCAGGGCGCTTGGGCACTACTTAGCCGCCTTCGATGAAGGGGCCTTCGCTGATGTCGTAGTCAATGGAGATATTCATACACAGAATGCAGAGCGTGTGGGCTGCTCAAGATCTGAGGTGAAGTCGCTGGTCTATGGGTTCATCTATGGGGCTGGAGATGTGAAGTTGGGTCACATTTTGCACCCTGAACTGAGTGATGCTCAAAAGAAATCACTTGGTACTGAGCTACGTCGTAAGTTCCTTGATGCTATTCCTGGTCTTGAACCATTAGTCAACGCTGTCAAAGCAAAGGTACGTAGTGCTGGACAACTCAAAGCACTTGACGGTAGACCTATTTTCTGTCGTGCAGAGCACAGTTCGCTCAACTTCCTGCTGCAGTCATGTGGCGCGATTCTGAGCAAGAGGTGGTGTGTTATCGGGCAAGATCTTCTTGATGAAGCGGGACTTGTCTATGACCATGACTACACCCGTTGTGCCTATGTGCACGATGAAGTTCAACTCTCTGTCATCCCTGCAGAAGTTGATCGTGTCAAAGAGTTGCTTGTAAAAGCTGCTCCAATGTCAGGAAGATACTATAATTTCCGTGTCCCAATTACTGCAGCAGCAGACAACGGCGATAACTGGGCAGCTACTCATTAATTAGTGATTGATACAATCACAGTATGGAAGAACTTTATATTGCTTGTGAGTTAAATGAGCGTGCAATTCGTGCGCTCCATTCTGCTGTCGCAATGACATTAGAAAAATGGACAGGGCAAGGTGAAGTAGATCAGGAAGAGCTATTTAAACTAAAACATTTTTTACAAGGAGCTATATTTGAATTCGACTTAGGTCGTTCGTTAAAATAAATACATAATTGCTTTTAATAATTGTGGATAAACCACCTAGCATGCTTGGTATAGCTGGACAACAAGCACAAGATTTTCTCGATAAACGTATTTCTGCAATAACCAATTTGTTTACTAAAGGAGAAGGTCTTGAAGACATTGCCATAGCAAGAGCACATCCTGTGTTGGGAGTTATTAATTATGGAAGCAAAGCTTTAGGTGGACCTTCATTAAGAGAGGGGTTTGGTGAAGGCGTTACATCCCTTGATCCTACTAAATCTAAAGGGTATGCAATTAACTTACCTCCTATGAAATTTTAATAAACAGCTACAATCTACTTCCTTTATACTAAAGAACTATGCCTGTTAAAAGATTTGCAAGTGAAATATTTAATGCTTTACCTGATCGTGTAAATATGTTCGGTCGTTATATCACCGGATTTGGTGGAGATGGTTTAAAACTAGACAAGAGTACAGAAAATGCTTTAGTCAGAGCAACCGAAAAACCACCTGTAACTATAGTCCCTAATACACCTGAAATCGATCACGATAAAACAGTAGAAGCTTTTGTAAAAGCCAGAGAAACTGGAAAATTTGAACCAGTATTTACTGGACGTATGATCGACAAGCAAGTAGCAGGATTTGGGCCAGGAATACCTACTTCTGGACCTGTCAGCACTCCTTACACTAAAGGATCTAGCAAAGAAGTTACTCAGACCTTAGGTAGATTCAATGCTCAAGTCACACCTCAAGAAGTAAGACTTACAGATAGATACGATATGGTTAATGAATTTGAAGATCCCGATCTTGTTAGTGGTAAATTTCAACCTGGCAAAGCAATTAATAATTTGATTGGCACATTTGATGCATCAAAAGAGTTTGACATGAAAACTGGAAAATTAAAAGATGTTTCCCATCGTAATATGTCTCAAGAGCAATATGATAAGCAACGTGCAGCAAGTCCTACATCAAGTAAGGCTACAGAGTTGGCAAGATCTCTTATGTATTTACTCCCAACTAAACCTAAAGCTTATGACGTTGATTACACAATTCAGCGATAATAGCTACAATATAAATACGTTCATCCCCTGACATAAGGGGACGCAAGTACCTCATGAATGGAGGGAAGGAACGGGAAACTACACCTCACTATGGAGTTTCCAATGACCCAATTACAAGCTCGTGCTGTCGAAAA